CCACCAGCCTTATTAGCATCCAAAAGGGATTGTTGAAATCTTTCTATTTTTTCAGTCAACTTTTGTATCACAGTCTGCATGTTTTTTGTATCAGTCTGTGTATCTGGATTAGGGCATGCCAATGCATGTGGTTCCTCTAATACATAACTTGTTCTTTCGTCAGAAATCGTATATAAATTATTTGCGTCTGATGCTTCTGCGGATACATTTGAATCTGATGGTGAATTATATGCTTCATTCCCTGCTTGCTTTGGTGCAAAATCGCCATCTTTAAGTTTCTTTTGTTCATTAGGCTCTGGATTCAACATCTTAGAGAAGAAACTTACTGGAGTGAAGTTCTTTCCACCACTCCCCTTGGTTCCCATTTTTCTTTCAAGTTTAGTCTTTGCATTATTGCCAAGAACACCCATAATTATAGGAGTTTGCTCATCCTTTCCGTCAAGAAAAAATCCAAAAACAAACATCCCTTGTTTAAGTGCTGGTGTCATAAATGATCCACCAATACCGTTTCCAGAAGTAACAGGATACATGACCTGAGCCCAAGGAAGTTCCTCTGCACTCACATCAGATTCTTCTTGTTCATGTTGACCTACAATTCTAACTTTATATCTGTATCCCCATGCTGGTATATCCTCTACTTTATCAAACTTGTCTGGGTTTTGATTTTCTCTCCATGTTGAATCATCAGCAATCTGGCCTATAAACCAATGAAAACTTGATCCTAGAAAGCCAGGATTGAATAGTGACCCTCC